CTGCACGACGCCGCCACCAACGCGCCGACGGAACAGGAATTCCACCAGGCCGGTCGTCTTGCTGGTATACGGGTCGATAATGGTTCTCATGTCAAGCCGGTCAACTATCATGTACATGGCGCGGAAATCGCCGAATGCCACCGGGTAGGTTCCGGCTCCGACAGCCGGCATGTCCGGCATAAGCACGATGCGATGGCCAAGAATGGTTTGCACCGGGCCATCGGAGAGGCGCGACATGATGTACTGGCCGTCGCCGCCCTTGATGCAGTAGATTTTGGCGGCCGTCGCCCGACGCAGCGCCCATACGGCGTTGGCAAGGTACGGTTCTTTCAGTGACCAGTAGAGATTGATCAGACCGTCGCCGCTGGTCAGCGTGGACGCCTCTCCCTGCGCGACATGGGTGGAAAGTAGGGTGGTGTTCGTCAGGAAGCCTTCCGGACGGGTGATTCCGTTGCCGGACACGAACGCCGTACCTTCGGCCTTCGCGAAACCTTTGGCGGCCTGCATCTGCAATTCCGCCTGGAAGTCGAACGCGGAATCTTCGAGCATCCAGTTACTCGGCTTCATCAGGGCGTCCTGCTCGAAATTCGGGATTTCATCCATCCCGTAGGCGAGAGTGTCGTCCTCAGTTTTCGTGCCGGTCTCGCCAACCCAGTACACGGTGGCATCGGCCGTCTGCTTCGGGATTTTCCTATCGCCCCGCACGGTTCGCACCGTGGCGAGCGAACGAACACCGGAAATTTCGGTAACCTGCCGCGTGATGCTCAACTCGAACTCTTCCGGCACGCGCAGATAGCCGGCACGCGGATCGTTCTCGATGGTCATGGACTTCACTTCGTCCGGGGTGAGGCTGCGCTGTTTCGACAGCAGCGCCAAACGCACGCCGTTGACGAACGACTTGACTTCGGGAGAACTGTCGCTCTTCTCGCCGCTGGCAATCTTCACCTGCGCCAGTTCGAGCTTTTTGACGCGCTCGTTGTACTGATCGTCCAGTTTCTGCATGTCGGCGGCGGCCTTCTCCTGCAACGCCTGGATTTCGGCCTTGGTGGCCGCGCCCTTCGACACCACGTCGATGTCGGCAAAAATCTTTGCCGTCTTCTCTTCGATGTCTTTCTTGATCTGTTCCAAATTTTCAGCCATTGTAATTTCCCTCCGTAAGAGATTTATGCACAGTTTCCAGTGCCGCCACAAAATGAGCGGCAATATCCGATGCGCTCTTGTCTTCATCCGGCGGAATGGTTTGCACCGGGTCCGCTTGCGGAGTGGCTTTCACCGGGTCCGCGAATGCCTCGCGCATCTTTGCGGCGGCCTCAGGGTCGCCCTTGATGGCTTCGATCAGGTCCGCTAATGACTTCACGTCAGTCACCACGGCCGATTCATTCATGGGGAAGGTTACAAGCGAACCTTCATACAGTTTAATTTCCTTGAGAACGCGGATGCGATTTTCTCCGGTCGATGCTTCCATGTCATATTTCACCGCGTCATATCCGATGCTCAGTCCATCAATATCCCTCTTTTTCAAAAGGGCGTATGCTTCCTGCGCCTGCTGGACACCGAGATTCAGTTCTCCGTCAATCAGCAAACCGTGCTCATCTTCCTTGCCCGTGAATCCACCAATCGGCTTATCCATTCGATGCTGCCACAGCAGGGAGAACCTGTTTTTGGTATTCAGGGTGCGGGAGAATGCTCCCTTCTCGATTCTGTCTCCCCCAGCGTCGACGTTCCCGAACACGGCCAGGTAACCGGAAAACTTTCCAGCCTCGTCCAGCGACTTCAGTTCAAACTGGAAACTTTTGACTTCCGGTTTCATGGTCATACTCCCATGCTGTAGAACGTGGTGGCGGCAAGCACCTTGCCGGCAGTCGCGCCAGCCGTTCCCGCTATGACCTGAAACTGAATGGCGTTGACGCAGCGTTTCAAGTCCCAGTCAAGGAAAATGACCTGATCCGCGTCCGTGTCAAGCTCGTAGTAATGGGCGGTGACTTTCACTTCTGTGCTGGCCGTGACCTTGATCGGGAACATGGCCTCAGACGCCCCGCCCTCTGCGTTGACAGCCAGCGCCCGAACGCGGACGTTCTGTGCGTCGTTCACATCAAGGCCGAATGCCAGGGCTACATATGCGCAGTCCTGCACGTTTATCTCCGCCCCCAAGTCCGCCCAACTTCCGGTAATGGCCTGATCGGCGGCCAGTAGCGCGGTCGGTTTTTGTGTGTATGCCATACGTCCTCCCTATCCCTGCAATTCGCGCTGTTCGTAGCAGCGGCAATTGATGCTATTCTCTCCGGGGTACATTTCCCCATTGCTGTACGGTTGGTCATTTGGAGCGAGTTCCCGCTCTTGCCCTTCCATGTCGGCATGTTCATCGCGCACCCGATCGTCGCCGACGGTGTGCCATATCTTTATCACGCGGGAGACAAGGCCAGAGTCAACCGCTTGCCGCATGGTCTCTTGTCCGGCCTCCATGTACGCGCGCCCTGACTCGGTGCGGCTGATACGTTCAGCGCGCAGCGTGCGCAGCATTTCGCGGTATCGCTCGACCTTTTTCGCGGCGTTCGGGTCATCGGCGAGTGACTCTTCAAATGTGTCAACCCATCCGCTCTCCCTGGCTGTCAGGTCGATAACACCCTTGATGCGGTCAACCGCGGCGCCGGGTGAAAATTCGCGTTTTGCAATCAGCGACAAGGTACGGCGTAAGCTGGCCTGCTGTTCGGTGCTGATTTCCTGTACCAGTTTTCCGCCCTCTCTTTCGATCCATGCCAGCAGACGCCGGGTCGTGGAATTGAATCTGGCCTTCTCGCCAAAATAAAACATGCCCTTGACGGCGGCCGTCACTTCTTTCATGACCGTCGCACCTTGCCGATTGATGCACTCTCCCAGCCACGGCGATAAATCATCGCGGCCCCATGCCTGCCAGATAGATACGGCCTCTTGCAGCCATTCGGAGTCAGGTTCACGGCGGTCAATTGATTTGCTGACACGTTCCAGGGTGACGGTTGCGGCAAGCGCGGCGCTGACGGCGGCAAGGTCTTTGCGCGCCTCACGGCTGGCGCTGGCGACAAACTTGTCGCGCGCTTCACGGGTAAACAATATTCGCTTGCCCATTAAAAGCCCTCATTATTCTGGCCGAATGCGGATGACGGCATGGCACCAGGCGGGAATATGATTTCGTCCATGCGCGGATCGGGAAGCGGGTCATACCCCATTTCTGCCCTGCGCTCGTTTTGGGTCAGCCACCATGCAACGTCAAGACCTTGCACCTTCTCTTGTGTTGTCCGCTGCAAGGCTTCTATCTGTGACACGTCAATTTTCAGGTAGTGCGAATTGTCTGGGAAAAAGAAACTTGACAACGGGCTGAATACTTTCAGGCGGGCCAGTGGTAGTACGGTCTCGGTATACAATGCCCGGCGCGCCTCCCGATAGTTCGCGTATGTGCTGGCCTCTGTGTCACCCATGAGCTGCGACGGTACGCCGAACATGGTAGCGATGTCCCTGATTGCCATTTTCTTTGATGCCAGCCAGTCCATGTCTTTGGGGGAGAATGAAAACGGATACCATTTCCAGCCCATCTCGGACAGCATCGGGCGGCCGGCATTCTTGGCCCCGGTGTATTGCTCTTTCAATCGGCGTTTCGTCAGTTCCCAATCGTTGTCGTTCATCGGGATCTGGCTGTCTCCGGCCAGCATTCCGGATGGGCTGGCACTGTTCTGTACCAGCGATTTATTCCATGTCTCGGTTTCCGCCTGCCCTTCGATGACGTTCTGGCCGACGGTGATGCGCGACAGGCCGCGCTCCATAAACCCCTTCGCATTGAACGATTTCACCCAGAGCATTTCGTCATAGGGAACGGCAGTTTGCTTTCCTTCGTCGCTCCACACGTACCCGGCAATTGGCATGGATAGGTCAGGCCCGGCTTTCACTTCCACGTCGGCCGGGTTGAGCGGCAGCAATGCGGCCGGGCGCTGGCGCGTGCCGATGATCCGCGTAAACGAGTTCCCAGAAATCAGGAAGTAAGACGCGACCGCTTCGAGGAAATCTTCGCGTGATTGCAGGCCGTTAGGATGCGCCAGAATATCAAGTAGCGGGTGTTTCGGTATCTCCGCATCGTCTTTATTCTGCCGGCGGTACAGGCCGAATGGCAGAGTTGCAATTGACTGTGCCACCACGGACACGCAGCGGTACACGTTCCAAACGTTCTCAAAAAAATAATCCGGCGTCTTGCGGTTGCCGTATACCAGCCAATCAGAATCAGCTGACTTACCAATGAATGATCCCGATTTGCGCTCAGATGCCGCCGCGCTATTGATTTTTTTATTTCGCCGCCATGGCAAATTGATGTTCACGCATGGGTTATGCGCTCATGTCGGCGTATGCGCAACTACAGTTCTGCACCGTTTTGCCCTGTTCGCGGTATTACAGAGAGGCGAAACGTGGTACGCGTACAGCCGACTTGTCCTTACACCACCACGCCAGGGCCAGGGCCATGACACAATCGTCGTGATAGCCCTCGGGCGCGGAGTAGTGAACGTTCCCGCTCGAAGATATGTCATAGGAGAATAACTTCAGCTCGTCTTCTTGTATGGGATTGTCTGCGAATATTGCTATTGACCTATTCTCGAATGCCAGCATAAGAGATTCTACGATGCGCTTTTTGCTCGCCGGGGTGAACACAAGCCCCTCAATGCGCAGCCCGGACGTTCGCAGATCGTCATATATCGCGTCGCCGACACCAGTCGAATCTATCAGCACTCTGGCATCGTACCGTTTGCACGCTTCAATGATTGACTTTTTCTGATACCCCCAGTCAAGCTGATTGAATCGGGCATGGAATACCTGCCGCCCCTGCGCGTCAAGTATGCATATGACCGTAAAGTCAACGTGCTTCGCCACGTCCACGCCAGCATAATAGACGGCACCACTCACCGGATCGGCCGGGGTGGACGTCATACATTCCCGGAGGTTGCGGAATACGCTTGCTACATCGTCAAGGAATTCAGCGAATATCTCTTGGCGGCGGACAAGCTCCGGCATGGTTGCGGCAAGTTCATCGATTTGCGCGCGCGGAATAAGCGGATTGTCGTATGAGGTGAAGGGCGGATCGAATGTGTGCCAGTCTGGATTGCGCAGCTTGTCCTTGCCCCGGCTGGCGAGTTCGTGAAATACGCCCTTGCCCTTGGGTGTGCCGCCTATAATCATCTCGGGGCTGAAATCAAGCGTTGTCGGTAGAATGGCATTTTCCCATAGATACCGATCCCGGAGAATGATGCCGGCCTCGTTGAGAATTTCGAGGCGATACCCAAAGCCTTCAATGCCCTCCGGGTGCTCTGCGCTGCGGAAATCGCATAGACGGCCGAATAGTTGCAGCTCCTTTGCCTGCTTACGCCACGACCATTTGTCTGACGGCAGGTGCCGCAACGTGGGAATGAAGTACCGCTCAACGTAGGTGTCAATGTTTCGGTTTATCGTATCGACCCAGAGCACCGGGGACACGCCAGAGGCAAGGCTTTCCATGACGTAATTTGCGCAGCCCTGGGTGAACCCAAAACGCCGCCCCTTTGGTACAATCTTCACCCTTGCGGGATGATCGAATATTTTGAGTTGGTTCTGGTGGTACTTAATCGGGAGCGTCAGCTTTTGCATTTGCCCCGATCATTTCACGGCGGATCAGCACTTCAAGCGGGCCGCCTTCTTCGCCTGACACCTGGACCGCAAGCGGCACCTTGCCGTAGGCAATTTCAAGGAACATGGCGCGCTGCTTCGGATCGGCAATCATCTGCCGGAGTATGACTTCAACCGTTGGCGCACTCTCGCCCTTGGCATTGGTCCTGATCTCTGCCGCCAATTTCAGCGCCAGTTCGCGCAGTTGGTCAAACCCTTTCGGGCGGCCCTTCTTGTTAATGCGCGGGTCGCCCTTCACGAACGTGCCAGGCTTCCTCTTATCCCCTGTATTACTGGACGCTATATTTTTCTTTTTCATTTTCCACCCAGAACGTGACAGACCATCTTTTCCCGCAATACCTGGTGAGGATAGTTTACGATCTTATTCATCCCTTTTGGGCCAACAGTATATAGGCTATCCTTCGTTGCCGCCATTGAATACACGGCCTTTTCTGCCCTTGTCTCTGGCTGTTGTGGCCCCATTAACTTTATGCGATTCGACCACCCCTTACCGCCGAAAAACCATTCCCGGAACAACTCGTACCGTTGCCAATATTCATCATCTACTTTCATGACGGCCAGTGGTGTTGCTGGGTCCGGACACCACGCGGTAAATGAAAGAGCTAATACGCCTTTTGGTGTCAGGCATT